AGCTAAGATTTGGTCAAAGGCATCTATTAAAAGATGTTGAAAAGGTCTGATAACAGTATTGTCCATAAGTGTAGAAGCTGTTTTAAGCTCATCTGCATTGTTTCCTAACCCTGAGTTATCTTTTATGCCTAAAAGCATCGGAGAAACGACCCTATGAGCTACCATTATCTTTTTAGTAGACTCCTCAGACAAGAATTGATACTGATTATGTGCATCACTAAGTTGAACAGGTTCTATACTTGCAGCACTCTCTGCATTATCATTAAAAGCTAATATGAACTTACCTGCATTACTTGACCCACTAAATTTGTTGTATATTCTTTGTTCTATAAGTCTTCTTTCTTCTGCATTAGGAGTACCATTGTTAAAGTTAATTAACATTGATGGACTCATACCATTGAGTATATTGTTTAAGTGAAAGTTAGATACTTCTTCTTCAAGCTCTGCATATTGTAAACCTCCTTGATAATCTACAGGACTATAATAATAATATCCTGATCTGTATGGTTTTACATAAAGTATTTCTATAGCTTCTTTGCTTGTACCAAATGCAGGTATTCTCAAAGGCTTGTCAGAAGGTCTAATCTTTTCCCAATCTTTCCAATAGTAATATGCTTCAATATCTCCTTTCTCATTACACTTCTCTGCTCTAAGTGTTTCTACAGGCATATGCTCTATCTGAGCAATCTTAGTTCTGTCTTTAGAATAAATTACCTGTATTGCACATTGTCCCATTAATTTTAAGTCGTATGCTAATCTTCTTACACTATCATTATCAAATAATGAAATCATTTGTGCATATTGATCTGGTTTTTTACTGGAATTAGTAGCATCTAATCCTTTACCATATATCATAGAAGATACAGCATTTATTATGGCATTGTTAGTTGGACTTCCATTATATCTGTCTATTAGATATTGAAAGTAGTTGTTGTCCTCTCCATAAGAAATCCAATCTCTATTACTAACTTCTTTTATTTTAGGACTTGTGTAAGTGCTTAAATTTACTATTCTTAAATCGTTCATATTATTATGTAATCGTTATCGTGAGAACCTGCTGTAGTATCAAATGTATATTCACCATCATTAATTGAATAATAGTCATTACTTGATTGATCTATAGTTTGGTCAGTACAAAATACTTTGTCTTTGTATATTATATTAGAAGATGTATCTAATAACTCTATGTCATAAGTTCTACCTTCTTTTAATATTGAATTTCCTGAAGATGTATATTCATTAGAAATACTTAGATAATTACCATCAACAGATGGAGTTACTGTAAAGCTAAATTCTTCATTTAATGAATCGTCTCTTACTTTTAAAGTAGTAGAAGAAGTAACATAACTTCTTGGTATAATCTTTATAGTTTGAGATGATGCACTTGTAGTAAGTTTCTTCATACTTATATATCGAAAAAAAAACTATATTTTGTGTTAAATGCAAAAAAAAAGAGGACATATAGTCCCCTTAATTTTCTAACTTAATAATTTATTATCCATTATTAGGAGTAGCAGGTGAAATCTTAGCTGCATTTACATTATCAGTTACATCAGTTGAATCTGCAAGGAATGCAGGAGCTGATACTTCTTGAGCTGTTAATGTTAAAGAGAATGACGAAGCATCTCCCATAGCTGCACCTGTTGTGAATGAGCCACCAGATACTTCACATCCGTGTTCTCTACCCATTAAAAAGAAATTACCATTATAGTCTTCTATTACGATTTGTGGACGTCCTAAAGCTATAATCTTTAATTCTTCTTGTGTTTTACTATCTAATAATTGTAACGAAATATTTAAAGTTGATTCAAAGAAAGTAGTACCATTTTCTCTTGAGCTGTTTACTGCTGTCTCCATAGATGAACTACCTTTAAGGTCGTATTGAAAAAAGTCAGGAGTTCCTCCTATATCTACTTTTTCTGCATCTGTGCTATTATCAGTAACAGTAAGACCATAATCTGAAAAGTAAACTGTTTTAAGTCCACCGACAGAAGATTTACAAGGTATGTTTCTTCCTGTTGTTAATGTACAAGCCATATTATTATAATTTTTATAAGAAAGGGTAAGCAGGTATACACCTTACCTACCCTTCTATGTTAAACAATTTATTAAGCTAATGTCAATAAAGATAGGTCACTTCCTATTCCATATTGTACACCTGCTGAGAACCTCATAACTACTCTTACGTTTTGAGAACCATCTAGGTCAGCCATATCTAATAACTTAACTTCGTTGTGGTCAGATAATAGACCTGTACCAAAGTAAATGTTAGATTTTTGTCCTGCTACAATGTGATTAGATGGCATACCTGGAGCTAATACAACTTCAATTCCATCGAAAGAAAGTGCATTACCTTGATTATACCATAAACCACCTCTGTTGTCAATACCTGAACCACCAACACCATTAGCAGCATATCCTCCTAATTGTCTGATATATGACTGCCAAGCGATTGTTGGAACGTAGATTTTTAAATCTTCTTTTCCATATACTCCTGATGGAAGTGAATCTACTACGTTTTCTAATAAACTGATAATGTTAGTTGAACTGAAAGCAGTTTCACCACCATTAGCTGCATCGTTAACGTCTCCGTCTGCTGCTGCTAATACTGTGATTCCATCAAACTCTCCTGCGTTACCATTAACACCACCCCAAATGTTTTGCTCATTCTTTTCTGCTACCAATCCTGCAACGTGACCGATTAAGAAATCAGAAAACTTTGGAGGTAATTGGTCATTTAAAGAACTGTATCCCATAGAAATTGCTTCCCAATCTGAGATAAAGTCTTGCTTACAAAGCTCAAGGTTTACTTGGAATTGCTCTGGTTGTAGAATACGTTCTGTTAACGTCACCGTTGCCGTGTCAGAAAAGTCACACGAAGCATCTTTTATTACGTTAGCATCTGTTGCTACTTTTTTGATTACATCTTTAAACTTTACGTTAGGTTTAATTTCGATGTTACCTTTTTCTAATGTAGGAGAACTTAATAGAGCAGCAGAAATATACTTCCCTGAAAACTCACCTGCATATGTACTTGTAATTGAAACTGTAGTTGCCATAATTTAATTTAATTTAATTTTTATTTGAAATTTGCTATTTTATTATATACTATATCCTTTGTTGTTAAGTTTCTCTTTTGAGAATAAACAACTTTATTTAATTCTTCTTTTGCTTCAGGAGAATGCTTAATAGGTTCAGAAGCAGGTTTAGATAATTCTTCTTTTAGTGCTTCATCTTCTTGACAAGCAAGTTCTGTCATTTTCTGTGACATTAATTCTTCTTCCTTGTGCATTTCTTCTTTCTTACCTTCTTTCATCAATTCTTTGATTTCTTCTACCATAGATTTGATTTCTTGAAGTTCTTGTTTAGTTGCGTATTTGTCTTCTTCATTTAGTTCTTCTTCAACTTGTTCTACTACTTCTTCTTCCACAACTTCTTCTTCTCCACCTTCTTTGATTTCTGAAATAATACCTTCTTCTTCTATTACTAAGATTTTACCATCTTCCATTTGATATTCTCCAATAGGTAAAGCTACTTTTTCATCATCAGTTAAGATGAATACTTCTTTTCCTGATTCAAATGATTCTGCTTCTAAAACAGTACCATTTTCTAATTTAGCTTGAGCAAGTTCTACTTTTTCTTCAGTAGATAATTCTACACCCAAGACACTTTTGATTTGATTTAACATTTCCATAGGTTTCATATTAATATATCGAGTTTATTTAATTATTTTGCATTTTTAAGAGTTTCTATTTATACTTCCTATTCCTTGTGCGTGTAATGAACCATCACAGCATTTAATACTATAAGTTTCTTTATCCCAACAAAGACAAGCTCTGTTTCCTCCTTGTGGACTTACATTGTGAGTAGTATCATCCATAATTATTTAATTGGTATACAGTTAGGTACTAATCTTCCATTCTTTCTTTTCATTCCATATTGCTCATATCCTGCTTGACAAGGTTTTTTAAGCTTGTGTTGTTCACAAGGCATAAACCATATCTTACCTTCATACTCGTGTTCGTGATATTTGTCACACCCTAAGTCCTTAGCCATTTCTATAGCTTTCTCTTTTGTGGAGTATGCAAGTCTATCATCTATTATAGCATAATCATCATTTATCTTCATAGAAGCTAATTCTAATTCTTTTAACTTAGATTCACTCCATCTCTTTGCTGCTAGTCCTCCC